CTTGAAGAAGACACAGGATACTACCATTACAGCCTGGACGTGGCGAAAGAATACGTCAGATAAGGAGGAATGAACTATGGCAACGATAGGCCTGGACAAATTATATTATGCAAAAATTACGGAGGATGCTTCCGGCATGGAAACCTACGACACGCCCGTACAGCTGGCAAAAGCCATCACGGCGGAGCTGTCGGTGGAACTTGCGGAAGCGATCCTTTACGCCGATGACGGTGCATCGGAGATTGTAAAAGAGTTTAAAACAGGGACGCTCTCCCTCGGTGTGGATGACATTGGAAGTCAGGCGGCATCCGATCTTACGGGAGCTGTCATCGACACAAACAAAGTCCTGATTTCCTCGTCTGAAGACGGGGGACTTCCTGTCGCTATCGGTTTCCGCGCAAAGAAATCAAACGGCAATTATCGTTATTTCTGGCTTTACCGAGTGAAATTCGGCATACCCGCTACAAACCTTGAAACAAAGGGCGACTCGATCACCTTTTCCACACCGACCATTGAAGGCACGATCATGCGAAGAAACAAGGCGGACGCTGAAGGAAGACACCCCTGGAAGGCGGAAGTGACGGAAGGTGATGAAGGGGTAGCCCCTGAAGTCATCACGGGCTGGTACACCTCCGTCTATGAGCCGGTCTTTACGCCGATTGCCCCATAAGGAGGATGCTTATATGTATCAGGAATATATGACAAAGATTAAAGTCGGTGAAAAAGAGTATGAGCTCCTTCTCACGACCAGGGCGACCAAAGAAATCGCAGGGCGCTACGGCGGTCTTGAAAACTTAGGCGACAAGCTCATGAAGGCGGAGAACTTCGAGATGGCTTTGGGAGAGATTGTCTGGCTGATTACGCTGCTTGCCAATCAGCCGATCCTAATCCATAACCTGAAAAACAAGAACGACACAAAAGAGCTTCTCACCGAGGAGGAAGTGGAGCTTTTGACCTCTCCTTTGGATCTAGCGGAATACAAAGATGCCATTACGGACGCTCTTTTGAAGGCGACCAAGCGAAATATTGAAAGCGAGACGGACTCAAAAAACCCGGAAGCCGGGTAAGCGACGAAGCACTATTTACCCGGCTTTTGTATTTCGGGCTGAGCCGGCTTTATCTTTCTCAGGATGAAGTCTGGCTCATGCCCTTTTCTTTGCTCTTAGACCTTATTGAATGTGACAGACAGTATCGCGGGCTTTCCAAACCGAAGCAGGAGCTTTTGATTGATGACGTGATCCCCTATGGAATTTGATAGAAAGGAGGCAGCTCATGGCAGATAATTTCGGCTTAAAGATTGGCCTTGAGGGTGAAAGAGAATTTAAAAAGGCCCTTACCGACATTAACCGATCCTTTAAGGTTTTAGGCTCGGAGATGAAGCTAATCACCTCCGAGTTTTCTAAAAACGACAAATCCGTGCAGGCTCTTTCCGCACGAAACAGCGTCCTTAATAAAGAGATTGAAGCACAAAAACAAAAGATTGAAACCTTGAAGGCGGCTCTTGATAATGCCGCTGCTTCCTTTGGTGAAAACGACAGAAGGACGCAGAACTGGCAAATCCAGCTAAACAATGCCAAGGCGGCATTGAACGGCATGGAGCAGGAGCTAAACGACAATAACGAAGCGCTAAGAGAAGCCGGCAAAAACTATGATGATGCGGAAAAATCCCTCTCCGACATGGATAAAGAAATGGACGATGTCACGGACAGCGCCGATGACATGGGAGAGAAAATAGAAGATGCGGGCGATTCGGCAGACAAATCCGAAGGAAAGTTTAGAAAGCTCGGCTCGGTCTTAAAAGGGATAGGTGCGGCGATGGGAGCCGTGGTTGTCGCTGCCGGAGCTGCCGCCGTCAAGCTTGGCAAAGAAGTCATCTCTTCTTTTGCCGACTATGAACAGCTGGTAGGCGGTGTCGATACTCTCTTTAAGGAATCGTCCGGGAAACTCCAGGACTATGCGGCAAACGCCTATAAAACGGCGGGACTTTCTGCGAATGAGTACATGGAGACGGTAACGGGCTTTTCGGCAAGCCTGATCCAATCACTTGGCGGAGATACGGAAAAAGCAGTGAAATATGCCGATATGGCCATCACCGATATGTCGGATAACGCCAATAAGATGGGCACCGACATGACCAGTATCCAAAACGCCTATCAGGGCTTTGCCAAGCAAAACTACACCATGCTCGACAACTTGAAACTGGGCTACGGCGGAACGAAATCCGAGATGGAACGGCTGCTGGCCGATGCCGAGAAGATTTCAGGGCTTGAGTTTAATATTGACTCCTACGCTGATGTAGTACAGGCGATTCACGTCATTCAGGATAATTTGGGGATTACAGGCACGACGGCCTTGGAAGCGGAAGAGACCATCACCGGCTCCATCAATGCCATGCAAAGTGCCTTTGGAAATCTCCTTGTAGGCTTTGGACGGGCGGATGCCGATATTCAAATGCTGACAGGAAACGTGGTCGATGCTTTTAAGACCGTCGTTACCAACATTACCCCGGTTATCGAGAACATGATTCAGGCGCTTCCTGCCGTGACAGGGGCACTCCTTGAAGCGATTTCGGAGCTTTTGCCTTCGCTTCTTACCATGATCACCGATCTTTTTACACAGGTCTTGGAAACGTTGATGAGCCTTCTTCCAAGCCTTATCCCGGTGGCGGTGGAAGCGATCCTGACGATTATAAATGCCATTATCGAAAACCTGCCCCTCTTGATTGAAGCGGCGGTTTTACTGATTGCAACACTGGTGCAAGGCTTGGGAGAAGCCATGCCAAATCTTATCCCGGCAGCCGTTTCAGCAATTGTGACGATTGTGCAGGGCTTAATTGAGAATTTGCCACTACTCCTTGAAGCGGCCTTGCAGCTGATTATGGGGCTTGCGGAAGGTCTGATTGCGGCGATTCCGATCCTGATTGAAGCGCTCCCTCAGATTATTGAAGCGATTATCACCTTTTTATTGGAAGCGATCCCGCAGATTATTGAAACAGGTATCACTCTTTTGACAGCTCTGATCGAGGCTTTGCCTGACATTATTACGCAGATTGTGACGGCGATTCCGCAGATTATAGATGCCCTGATTACGGCGATCTTAGGATCCATCCCGCAGATCATCGAAGCCGGGATTGATCTTTTGGTAGCACTTATTCAGGCCCTTCCTCAGATTATTACAACGATTGTGCAGGCCATCCCGGAAATTATAGCCGCCATTGTGAACGCCTTTGCCGGAAACATCGACAAGATCATCATGGCAGGGGTAGAGCTTTTTGTTGCCCTTATCGAGAATCTTCCGACCATCATCGCTGAGATTGTAAAGGCGGTGCCGCAGATTATTGAAGGCATTGTCAGCGCCTTTGGCTCTCTCATGTACAAGATCGTGGAAGTCGGCGGCAATATCGTCAAAGGTCTCTGGGAAGGCATCAAGGGACTGGCAGGCTGGATTTGGGACAAGGTATCCGGCTGGGCATCTGATCTTTGGAGCGGTATTAAGAGCTTCTTTGGTATTAGCTCTCCGTCAAAAGAAATGGCCTGGATCGGTGAAATGCTGGTAGAAGGACTAGCAGGTGCCATTGAACGCTCAGGCGGCGATGCGGTCAGAGCCAGTGAGGGCTTGGCAGAAGACATCAACGATGTGATGGGTCAGCTCGGAAAAGATATGAGCGTGGCACTGCCGACAGATTTTCAGGTTCAGGCGGAATCGGCGGTAAGCGGTGCTTTGAGAGGAGTTGCTCCGATAGGCTCTTTTCCACAGATCACAATCGAGCAGATGTTTGTTCGAAGTGAAGACGATATCCGAAAAGTTTCGCAGGAGCTCTATAACCTTATTGAAGCAGGCTCCAGAGCACAAGGCCGCTTCTCGCCGGCGTAAAAGGAAGGAGTGATGCAGGGTGGGATTTATCTATAACGACATTTCGTCAAAAGACATGGATGTAAAAGCACGGCTCACTTCTTGGCAGGTGTCCGGCATGCTGAGAAACTACTCGGCTTCCATTCCCGGAAAGTACGGCGTGGCGGACTTTGGCGCAGATATGGATGCCAGAGAAATCTCGGTGTCCTGTTCCATCTTTCCCAAGCTTCGCTTTTCCGATCTGGTAGAAACCTTAGACCGGATTGCGCTCTGGCTTTCCCCGGTGGACGGCCTGAAACAACTGATTTTTGATGATGTGCCGGACCGCTATTTTATGGCAAGGCTAAAGGACAAGGTGGACTGCGAAAGAGTTATCCGTGCGGCCGGAGTATTTGACCTTTCCTTTTATTGCCCCGATCCTTTTGCCTATGCTTTGGAAGATGAAGTATTTACGATAACGGAAGCAGGAAAAACACTCATCACACGAAGCCTTGGAAATATCGCATCAAGGCCTGTCTATTTCCTCAAAGGTAGTCTTGCAAAGGCTCCGGAAAACTATATCTCCATCTCTGTAAACGGCGTGGAGATGAAGATTATCAATGCGGAGCTTTCTTTGGGAGAGATCCTTGTGATCGACACGGAGAAGATGACGGCTTATGTGGAAGATGGAAGCGGGCTTGTGCTGAGAAACGCACTCCCTTATCTCAAGGAGCTGAACTTTCCGGAGCTTAGAATTGGCGAAAACAGCGTTCTTATTCAGGCTGTGAACGGAACTTTTTCAGAACTGAAAATCAATGCACGAAGCCGCTGGAGGTGATGACATGGCGCTTAAATTAACGATTCAATCACAAGAAGATTTTACGGGCGAGTTTCCGGCTGCCCTTGCCAAATCCGGTCTTTGGCGTTTCAACGAGGACAGCTTCGATGACCAGGGGTTTCTTTTAGGTTCCTCCGGCAATCATCGCAAGATGGAAGTCATAAACCGAAGTGGCACAACGGCAGGGATTCGCTCAGGCGTGATGGGAAATTATGTCCAGTTAAACCTCCATGATCCGGGAATGGAACAGTCCTATTTAAAACTTACCAATGACGGCAGCATTTTTCAGAATATCGGCGATACGATTTTAGTCGGCGGCTGGATCAAACCGACGATTTACTCTATCGGGAATACCTACTGCCCGCTTTTTAATACCAGATCAGGTCCCGGCCAGCCGATCTTTTATCTTTCCTTCTTTCAGGGAAGACCGCGCATCATGCTCTATAACGAAGCAGGCTCGCTTATTCTGGACAGGACGACCTCTCCCTCCTTCACTTTAAAAAACGGCGGGATTTATTTTATTGCCTGTATCATTCGGCCAAATGCCAAAACGGCACAGTATGTCATAGGCGACAGGTCGGACGGCAAGTGCTGGGTATCGGAAGTCTACTCTTTTACAGGTGAACTGAATCGCTTATGCACAGCGGATATTGTCATGGGCATGCACGCCGGAAGCTACTGGTATGCAGGCGGCTTTGACGACTGGTTTTTGGATACAGATTCAGAACTTACCATGCAGGATCTGGAAGAGTATTTTCGCTCCTCTTATTTTGCAAGCGGCGGTGACAGTGCTTCATCGGTTGATGCATTAACCGAGCCCGGCAAAGTGCTCTTAAAGAAAGCAGATGGTGTCTATCCGTTAACCGGAGAGCTTTTGACAACGGCAAAACCGATGTCTCTTTCCGGTACAGGAAGGATTGCCATTACTAAGGAATATGAAGCGGGCGTAACGGATATTTCAGCGGTGGAATATGGACTAAGCTCCGACCTCAGTACATGGGGTGAATGGACTGCTCTTCCGGAAGACGGAAAAATCAAGGCTACAGCTAACTACATCCGCTTTCGCATCACCTTTACGACAAACGATACAAAGAAAACGCCAAAGCTTCTTGATATCAGAATCTACGATATCCCCAAAGTCCCTTATGAAAAGATGGGCTTTGCAAGGCCCGTGATTTTGACAAAAGAGGGTGCCTGGGAAGCGGTTCTGGAAAACGCCTATGACATTATTGTCACAAGTGAGATCAACGGCGAGGATACGCTCCACTTTAAACTTCCTTTCAGAGATGAAAAAAGAAGCTCTTTAGAAAACGAGAAGAAAATTCAAATCGTTGATGATATCTATAAGGTTAGAACCATCAACGACATCAAGGACGCTTCGGGAAACACCGTGACGGAAGTCTATGCCGAAGCGGAGTTTTACGATCTGACCTTCAGCGTCCGCAAAGAAGAAAAAAGCTTTGATGCAGAGACGGCGGAAACAGCGATGGCTTACGCTCTTGAGGGCACAGAGTGGCATGTCGGCACGGTCAATGTCAAGACAAAACGCACCTGGGTATCGCAAGAGAAGAATGCCCTTTCCATCCTTCGTGCTGTTGCAAGCCTTCACGGAGGCGATCTGGTCTTTGACTCATCCAACAGGCTCGTTCATCTCTATACGGTGAGCGGCAGGGATTCAGGCGCTCTTTTTGCCTACAGAAAGAATATGAAAAGCATTGAACGGGTCATCGATACAAGAAATCTTGTGACACGCTTGTATGCACTAGGAGCGGACGGGATGACTTTTTCCGATATCAATGGCGGCAAGCCCTATCTGGAAGATTTCACCTATTCAAATGATGTGCGTATCTCCACACTTGACTGTTCTTCCTTTACCAATCCCTACCAGATGAAGGAGTTCACGGCGATGCGGTTGGCGCAATACGCCAAACCGAAAATCTCCTATGTCCTTCATGCGATGGACTTATCCGTCCTTACGGGCTTTTCTCATGAAGCCTGGTCACTGGGAGACTATGTCCTTGTGGAAGACAAGGAGCTGGGGATTTCCGTAACGACAAGGATTGTGCGAAGAGAATATAACCTGCAGGAGCCTTGGAATACGGTGCTGGAACTGTCGACGACCTTAAAAAATCTCGGATCTTCCGTGGAAAGGCTGGAGACCATCGCAGATACCCTGGAAGGTGCAGGAGCTTTTGGTGGCGGCAACATCTCCGATATGGTGCCCTTTAACCATCTGAAAAACTCTCGGGCGGATGACGGGATGGCCTACTGGCTGAATTCCGGCTTTGAAGCCGTGAACGAGACGGGCGGTACGGGAACAGCCGCTTTTAAGGCGGAAGGTGCGGCAGGACTTACAAAGTCTATGGCGCAGACCGTTTACCCTTCCAATCGTAAAAGCTATACCTTGTCTCTGGCCATCGCTTCGGAAAACTTGGAGAAACTTTCGGATACTTCTCAGGTCGGCGTGGAAGTGGAAATCGAATATGAAGACGGAAGCATTGAGACGAGATTTATCGACCTTTATTAGGGGGTGAGCGGATGGCCTATTTTAGAAAAGTAAAAGACAGCATTGCGCCTAAGGGCTATATGTCAAGGCTAAAATCCGTCACGGTGCGTATCTTTATTTCAGACTGCACCGGACAAATCTTTGTGACGGATATCCTCCTTCAGGGCGGCTCTCTTGCGACCGGCTGGGTGCCGCACCCTTCCGAGATTCGCTTTACGCTGGACGGGTGATGCTATGAAGAAGTTTTACAGGCTCTCTGAGACCATAAATAAAAAACAGGACAAGCGAGTCGTGTCCGTGACAATTAAGCCGCTTTTAACCGACATGGCAGGTACCATTTGGCTAACCGATCTCATGCTTCAGGAAGGTGATCGGGTGACGGGCTTTTATCCGCACACGGAGATCATGCTTCAAAAAGAGCGTGAAGGCGGCGTAATCAAGGAGCCTGTCTGGTATAACGGAATCGTCCGAGGACAGGAAACCCTGATCCTCTTTAATCTTGGGAAGACTTCCACAGGTCTTGATATCAAGCTATACCCTAAATCGGATATGAAAGCTGTGACGATCTCGCAGGCGGCAGGCGGACAAAGAGCCTTTTTCCCCGGGATTTTGCAAAAGGACGATGAGCTGATTTTTTCCGCACCGGAAA